ATTAATAACTCTAAATGAACCTAGGACAGTTTCCCATTCATCATCAATTATTGGCTCTTTGGTAATTTCATTCTGTAGCACAATAGCTTTTTTATCCGTTGCCAATACTCCAAGTGTTTGGATCTCATATTGACTGTAAGAGCCAAACAGAACACCACGGCCGGAATAGTTTTCTTTAACTTCAACATACGTTTCAGTTTTAGGATCCCAATTCGTTTTTGAAATCCGCTCACATGTAAAGGTATGAACGGCGTCCGCTAGATCATCATTAAATGCTTCGGCAATATCTGCCTGAATTTCGTCACGTAAGCCCATTAGATTTTCCTAACAAAAAATACAGCTTTTCGTTTGCTGTAAGGCTTAATCAAATCAAGAATGAATTGCTCAATCGCACTAAGCTTTACTGATCCGTCCTGATATTCCTTTTCAGTTTCAACCGTATCAGCTTTGACTTTCTTACGTTTTAGTGCCTGTTCCTGCCCTTGATATAGATCACCTTTCATAATGCCTTTGATGATTTGATAAGAGGCTGTTTTCAGAGGCTCAGGAACCAGAGTGGCATCTTCGTAAGGCTTAACATTACGTGCTAATAGATAAGCTTCTGACATCTGAAGGTATTGAGCCTTATCACTGGCAGATAAAGCATCAAAGCCTTCAACATGTTCTATCGCTTCTTGTTCAGTGATAAAGCCCATGGATTATTCCTTTGGAATTAATGCTAAAAGTTCATCTTTTTTAGCGCCTGGTTCAAATGCAATGCCTTTTTCAGTTAGTACAGCTCGAAGCTCATCTACTTTTAGACCAGCATAGTTAATTGGTTGTGGTTGAGTATCACTTGGTTTTTGGTCATCTTCAGGTGTTTGGCCACCATCACCTGATTCAAGTTCAGCAATACGTGCTTTCATTGCTTCGGTATCATTTTGGAAGGCAATGAATTCACCTTTCAAAGTTGCCAGTTGTTCTTCGAGCTCAGCAATTTTTGTTTCTGTCATTTGTTGTCTTTCCCGTGCACGGTTAAATGATGAAAGTCCCATATGTGGATCTCCAAAAAAATAAGGCGGTGTTACCCGCCTTTTTGTTATTTGATCTTGTGCTTGAATGCCACAATACGGATCTGTTTAGGATCGTAGACACGTTCCCAGTTATCAGCTGTAGCAAGACCGGCATTATTAGGTGCGATACCTGTTGCACCTGCCCACTTAATGCCGCGAGGATGTAGCACAAAGTGACGGCGGTTAATAAGAATGTCAGTACCCGCTAAACTGTCACGGTCAGTCTCTACACCTACTGGTGCGCCAATATCTTGGAAACCAATCGCACCTTGGCCAAACAAATAAGAAGTAAATACGTCGCCTTCAACTGGCATGCCGTCATCTACAATCACACGGCGATCCATAAAAGTTTTATAAAGCACCACACCATCAGCATCACGCACGGTTTCAATTAAACCTTGCTTGGCTAGTGCTGCCATTGTGAATGAGTGCATTGAAATCGCTGTTAATTTATCAACAGCATCACCCAGTTTATAAGATGCATCGATAAATGAATGACCATCAATTACGGCTGCTGCTCCAGTACCAGCCGAAATGTCATGGGTATTACCTGCCATGCTTGCAGACCCAAATACACCTTTAAGTGTATTTACGGTAAACCCCTGAAATTCACGAGCCCAGTAATCTGCTACAAGATCAGCAATCGCACCCAATGGGTCATCACCAGATAATGCTTTAGATAAATCATTTGCACCCCATGCCTTACCACGGGCATGCAAAATCGCAATATCTTTACCAGCAGTGATGTTATTAACCCCAAGAGCTTTACCATCTGAAAGTACTTCAGACTCACCGCTTAAATCATTCCAGAAAGGAATATTTACTGTGGTACCGCCTTCTGTACCAAAAGCAACTTTTTCATCAAGCTCCCCAACAATGCCTGACTGCCATAAAGCAGACTTTTCGGCAGTTTTATTTAATACGTACGGAGTGAATAACTCGGGTACGATTACATCAGCAATTTTTGTCTCAGCCATTAGGCTTTACTCCTTAAAGTTTAATACCGTGTTTTGCCGCTAGCTCTTTAGCTAGTTGCGGATTTTCATTTCGTAATTGCGCCAATTTGGTCATATTTACCGAGCCATCTGCTTTGAGAATGTCTGGCTGACCTTTTGAGTTGTTACTACCTGGTGCGCCCATACCATTTGGTTTTGGCCAGAAATACGGTTTTTGCTCACGTAGAGACTCAACCCACTCTTTTGGCGATAATGCTGTTTGGCCATCTTTGCCGATGACCACATCCCCGTTTTCATCAACTGCCACAGCTTTGCCATTTTCATCTAATGCGAACTTTGACTGAGCTAAAAAGGCAATATCGGCAGTAGCTTCAGGCAATGCTTCAAGCTCAACAGCAGCCTGTACAATTTGGCTCTGAATCACTGATTGCTTGAACTTTTGTGCATAAGCTTCGGCTTTATCAGCACGTTCTTTTTCGGCTTTCAGTAATTTTTCATGTTCTTCGCGCATCTTCTCGGTACGCTTCTGAATCACTTCGTTAACCTTGCCGTCTGCGATTAATTTGGCCTCTTCATCCTGGTCAAGTTGAGCAAAGACTTTTTTAACAATTTCAGGATCAATCCCTTCAAATTGTTTCTGAAATTTTTGAAGTTCCAACTTTGCGTTCTTAGCAGCATCTCGCTCGCTTTGAAGTGCAGATTTCAAACCTTTTGGATCTTCATAACCTTCCAAGTCAAGGCGAAACTTCCCGTTTTCCTCAACATATAGAGCGTGGTGCTCTTCTTTGATTGCATCAAGTGAATCAACAATAAATGGCAATGACATGTTCAAACCTCTCGTTTGATTGGGGTAAAGCCTTATCTCAAGGCATTAAAAAAGCACCCGAAGGTGCTATGGTTTAATTAATTTGGTCGGTTTGTTAATTCTTCTAAGCCATCGGCGCAATCTGAATTTACTACGAGTTGAAAGTTTTGAAAGCTGTAATGAACCTTCGCCTTTTAAATCAACTATCATATTTCCAACTCCTTAAACGTTTGTTCATCCAACTTTCGTAGTTGGTCCAATGTATAAAGTCGCCCTTCAGGGTCAAAGAACTTATCAAATTCAAACTTCCCCTCTTTGAAAAGTTTGTAACGCTTTGGCCCTAACCATTCTTTCTGGAAAAAGTCATCAGTCTTGCTAAAAAACTCTTTGAAAGACGTGTTTGCATCCAGTTGGCCGATGAGTTGGCTTCGCTCGTCCTTTGGAATGTCCTTTACTTTGCGCTCATCCATTACAAATGGACGCTCTCCTGGAAGTTTCCCATCTTTTTTAACTGGTACTAGTTCGCTGCGACAATTAGGATGCAACGGCGGTACACGTTTTGCCGGATCATCAATCCTCCAGACAGTACCGTCTAAATGAGCACAAAGCTTAGATGTTCTTCCATCCAGCGTTGCAACCAGTCTTACGTATTCAAAGCCCAATTGATTAAAGCTATTTAAATAGGCTTGATTGGCCACATGACTGCGAACTGTTCTCACCGTACGGTCGATATCAGTCTTACTGCTACTTAGAAGCCCATCCTCATAATTAAGCCGCTTGGTACCGCGAATACGCTGAACTATTTCCTGATTTGTTCTACCTGAGTTAATGCCATCCCGAATTGCATACTCAACCTTTTGGCGGGCATTTTCAGCAATTCTTGATAGCAGATCATCAACAAGAGCCCCACCTACCAATGGTATTTTTTTAGCTGCTGCATATAGCTTTTCACCATTTGGTTTTTTGATCTTGCCGCCATATAGCTTCACCATGTAATTGGCTTCATAAACAGCCAAGGCAGTAGCAGAAACAGCGAAAGCTTCAGGTAATGCAGTGTTTATTGCAGTAAACCACTGAGCAATCAGATCACAAACTTCCTTCAGATTTGACGTTGTGTACTGTCCACTTGCTAGAGCCATCTTTTCAGAATCATTTAATTCATCAAGCAAATCCCGAAGCTTTGCCAACATTAATATTGACTCATCATTAAAGATTTTTAGTAGCTCATTAACAGATTGAGAAGACACCCGATATAAGTACGCCTGATGTTGGGTAAGTATTTCAATCAGTGATTTATCTTCTTTTGAAGCCATGCGTCACCTCTACAACGGCATACTGTCCCGCTCACTTTCAACACGCTTCAACTCTTCTTGAAAATCATGAGCAGGCAATTTACCGGTCGCAATATACTCCCAATATGTTTGGAACGAATTCTTTCCGGCAAGAGCACCTTCATAAAGTTGTTTGGCCAGATTGATATCGTATTGCTGAACGATAAACTCAGGTTCAACCGTAAATGAATATTTTGTCGAATCTAGCTTTAACCACTGAGCTGCATATTTAATAGCTTGTTCAATAGCTGCAGCCGCACACATTACGATACTGTGAAGACTTGCTTGCTGATCGTCCTGTCGCGCACGGCGCGCTTCACCTGATTCCTGTGTATTGGTATCAACTACTTTAGCTCCAGCTTCTAATGCCGAATTCTTTTGTGCATCCATTTCCTTTTTAGTGAGTTCAATGCCACTACCTGAAATTTCGAGATAACCACACTGAGATTCACCAGGAAGGCTCCAGACAGCCATCACACCAGTAACGCTAATATCTTCATCACCCTCAAGTCCATTAATCCAAGGCTGCGGATGAGCTGTATGGTGAAGTGACTGGTAATAATCCGCACTGAGCTGGTAATACTTGAGTGCTGCCTTGGCCATGGTAAGCAATGGTACCGTTCCAACTTGTGGAGAATTATCGGTCGTACCACAGAAAACAAACGGCGTGAAAGATAGCTGATTACCGCCGAGATCTGGCGTTTTATCTTCTTCAACAGAGCCATCAAATAACCGTACAGTTAGCGCACCATCAACCATAGATAAAACACGGTGGACCGTCTTTGTATCATGCCCAAACTCATCTTCACTATTCTCGAATTGTTCCTCGAGCACTAACAGCTTTAGATCCTTACGGCCACCAATGCTGTTTTCCTTCCAGTTAATGATTGATAGCGCATCGTATAGAGCGAAATATGGCACACCAGCCCCATCAACATCGACAAGCAAACCACAGCGACCATATTCAAGTAATTCTAGGCAAATACGGATAAAGAGTTGTTTAAGCCCAAAACCGTCATTGGTTGCATTCTCTATCAAACCCTTTAACAGAGAACTTTCAATTACGATGTTAGGTTCCAGCTTTGAAACTAAACCAATCATCGTGCGTAGTGAATCCTGAACCCATAATGGATACTGAGCTCGACTTAGATAGGCTTTATAAATCTCTCCAGTCGTATCACCTTGCTTTTCAGCCTCAATCATTCCAGCCGATTTAGCTAGGTACTTAGTTTGTGCCTGTTTAATCTGCTCTTCACCAGCAACGGCGTCTCGCATAATCAACCAGCTTTTTTGTGCAGCAATATACTGCGGATGTTTATCAGTAACTGCCATAAAAACACCAATAAAAAAGCACCTAAAAAGGTGCGTTGTTTAACGGGAAAAACCAGCGATTGTGCGCCGTTCAAATACTTTCTGAATGATGATCGGGAATCTCTTGGCTATTGGATATCCACCAGCATCGCCAACGTGGTCCAAACCAGCGCTTTTATCTGGCATTCCAAAATCATCATAGACTTGCTGTTCTAAAGTAGCCGTAAAGTTAGGACACTTATTTGTGTTCACTTTTAAGTGTCGTTCACCCTCGGCATTTAGGATTTGTGCATTAACAGCAGTAATACGGTCTTTAATGCCCGGGTTCACACCATTAACTTCAACTTTGAATCCATTTTTCTTTAAGATTGCATGATCAGATTCACTGAAGTTCTTTGATGATGTTGCCTGACCTGAAGCATCTGGAATCACAGTAATATCGTGATCTGGAAAGCGCTCATTAATCAGTTGACACATCGTCGGTGTATCTCTCACGCCAACCAGTTCATCTAAAGCTCTTGGCTTCCCTTCTCTAATGACATAAACCACAGCAGCCATTTTAAGCACGTTAAAATCCATACCAATGAGTAAAGGCTCACCTTTCTTAATTTCTTCATCCGTGTGGTTTAGAACTCGATCAAAGTCGGGGTAAACAGCACCGCTGGTTAAATTGACAAACTGCCCTCTTAAATAAGCTGAAATTAATTGCGGCGGATAAGACTCATAAAGTGATGATATGTAGTCATCTGGAAGATTAGCTTCATTGTCATAAGTTGAAGCTTGAATCATTCCATATAGCTTACGCTTAGCCTCTGATTTATTTGCCTCTTTAACAAATTGCTCATAAGTGAATTTAAAGCCTTCTGGTGTTGTTGCCACATCAATACCATTGAGCAAACCAGCTTGTTTAAAGCGCATACGAGCAATGATTTTACGCCAAGCTTGTTGTGCTTTAGTCATCGCCATGACATCAAGTTCATCAATCAAGGCGTGGCCAATTTTAAAACCTACAATGGTTGCTGGTTTCTCCATAGACCGGCAAATGATTGTCGTTCGATATTGCCGACCATAATAGATATCCACCTCTTTATTGGTTTCATAAACCTTAGTTTTAAGCCCCCAATCGAAAGCAACCTCTTCAATAGTTGGAAAGAAAATGTCGCGAATCTGCGGGTAAGTTGGAGCAAAATAACCCAAAGGTACTTTAGGGAATTCCCAAGCTTTGTTGCATAAACTGGAGCATCCAACCCAAGTCTTTCCCGATCCAAAGCCCGCCACAAATGCACGGAATTTCTTTTCCATCTGTAAAAAATTAGCCTGAGGCACATTCAGCGTCGGATTGATGTTCGGCATCTTTTTTACTCGCATCTACAACTTGAATAGTTACCTTGACTGGTGTTGGGTCATCTGCCCCCTCACCATCACCACTTCTGATCTTTTCAATTTCAAGCTGCTTTAACTCAAGATTTAAAAGCATCAGGTCATAACCCTGCATTTCTTCCCGAACCTGCTTAATCACACCTTGCTTCATTAGCCTGTTGTTTTTCCAGTCTTCATAAATCTTCTGAAGTTCTTTAATACGATAGGCTTTATTAGCCAACGGGATGTCATAAACATTCTTTTTAAAGTCTTCTCGAGTTTTGTGAAAAAGGGTTACCAACTTCTTGCTTAGGTTCTTCCCAGTTGTTTTTGTCGGGTCATACGCTTCGCATTGCCTTCGGTCAATTTCAATACCAAATCTCTGTTTGACAGCATCCGCTACTTGTTGAGGGGTATCAAAGCAAGCAAGAGACTGAACTATAAAGATTTTTACAGGCTCTTTAAGTGCCGCCATACCTCCCCCTTTGTCCAACTACGTCCAACAAAACAGGCAAAAAAAAGAGCCATTCGGCTCAATTGATTACACAGTTGCCGCAGCATTTTGAAATATCAAGATTCGAAACAAACGGCGGATTTTTTGCGACTTCAATAAGTCGCTTAACATTTTTGCTTGGTCCATAACGTTTAACTACGCCAATAAACTCTTCAACGTCATGACCTGCAAGATAGTGCTTAGGAAGACCAGAACTATCGCTATAAACAATTTCTCCGTCCTCGTCTCTCATCACTCCAATGTGGTAAAGCTCATGTTCAAGTAAGTAACAGAACTCTGTATCGTTTGCACGCTCACAGAAAGAAGCGTCGACAGTTATTAAATAAGTAGGTACAAAACCAAACCAATCACGCATCTGTTGCTCTTGTCGAGCTTTACGCCAGCCACCAACATTGAACATGACTTTTTCGCACTGGCCTAACACCATAGCTTGCTTGCTTTTATATGCAGAAGAGGCCCACGCGAATGCTAAAAACTCGTCATTATCATCAAGTAACTCAGCAATATGGTTATGATCTGGATTATAAAGAGGCCCACCTATCGTTAAGTAGTTGGCCACAACCCATTTCTTTAGGTCTGGTGCCGGTATTAAACGGATTGCTTCCTCTTCTTCAGCTTGGTCAATAAAATCAGTTGGTGGGAATGGTCTGATCTGATCCATTAAATATTTGCCTCTTTAAATTTTTAAGCCATTGGCTTGCGAAATGAGCTTGGATCTGTAATGGACCAGATTCATTAATCTTAAATCTTGGTGCTGCCTCTAACCGAACAACGGTATATCCCATTGATTCAGCAACATCGTAACGGTCCATACTCCACGCCTTTGTTGCCAGCTTGCCCTTTCGTCCACCTGACCAGGGACCGCCAGCAATTTCAACTAAAATACGATGTTCAATTAAATGAAAATCAAAACGCCAATGCTTTGTTGATTTAAACTGGAATTTCTTTTCGTATTTAATTTCCAGATTGTCTAAAGCTTCAGTAAATTCTTCCTCTGCCTCTAAGTACTTTTGAGTAGCTTTAGGTAGCGGTCTGGATTTAGGCTTGGTTTTAGGTTCTTTTTTCCGAGTAAGCCAAAAGTATTCTGTAGAATCCATTATTCTCACCCATAAAAAAACCGCCCTAAGGCGGTGGCTAAACACACAGGCAATATAGTATTACTTCTTAAAAGTTGCCTTATAAAGCTTTGAATTAAAGTAATCCGTAATTTCTTTACCTTCGGTTTGAATTTTTTCCTCATTTGAAGGTAAAAAATCTAATTCAGATTTGAAGCTCATATACTCTGGAATAAATTTCTTTATAGGCGGAGGTGGTTTAGGTCCACCTTCTGTAATTTTTTCGATAAATCCAGCTAACCATAAAATATACTCACCTTCTGAATTATGAGGAGGAATCAAACTCACATCTATTTTTACTTTACATTCATCTAATTGTTTACTAAACAATTCAACAAAATCAATAAAATTATATTTTAATTTAAATTCTGTTCCCTCAATTTCTCTGCGTATACATGTCATAAGTAAGTTCATATTTTCAATACAGTCATGTGAAAACAATTCCTCATCTTTAATTTTGTTATAAATATTTTCCGCAAACATGAGATACTGTGTCATTTCAGCAGCTCCTCATTTTTATAAAGTATTTTTCTTAAGGTAGTCCTATTATAACAATGTTGCAACAAGAAATTTTCCATTTTTAGTTTAAGGAAATTTTAAAAATTATAAAAACGATTATATTCAATAAATTAGTACAAATAAAAGCTATGGAAGTTTGATCTTTCTATTGAGCTTTAAAATGGATTATTGTGTTTAAATCATCAATTTAAAAAGCTTGCCTAGTAGGCAAGCTCCCCCTTTTTTTGATATTTGCGCTGATCAATAAGGTTTAGTGTTACTTAAAGCAACACACTGATAATACTGAAATATTTAAAAATAAAAAAGCCCACTTCCTATTTTTATTCAGAAATGGGCTTAGCGAAAAAAAACGCTTAGACCTGAAATAGGAAATATCTATTCGGAAATATCTCCAACTTCATATTGGCATAATATTTAAGCACTAGCAATAGGGATTGAATTAAAAATATTAAATATTCATATTTAAATAGATAAAGATTTCTTTTTAAATAGTTTTATTTTTAGCCTACATAATTTTTTTACTTATCAAGAGTTATAAAGAATATGTGCCCATCAATAGGTAATACTTAATAAGGTCTTATGTGTAGTAACCATTAGGCTCTAGAGACTAAGAACTCAAACTGACTAAAAATAAAATAATTAATTTTCAATATCAATGATCATATACTGCAAAGTTAAGTATATTCCAACTTCTCCATTGTTGAGTGCCTCATATAAGTCTTCATCAACGAAATCTCCAGATTCATCATATAGCCATTTATGAATTTGAATAATTTGTATATTCCCTTTTTTGTCTATTCTTGCTATTGGGTCTATTACGGACCGAACTATCACCTTCTTCTTCGTCTTAACATCGAGCAATGTGATAATTGTCATTTTAAAATCCTTATAAATATCCTGTATAACAACTACTCTCAATCAATAAAGATTTTTATATTTAAATTACTTAAATAGCAATCTTTTCAAACTAAAAAATAAATAAAAAACACTTTAATAGTGTGTGCCTATTAGAAAAGATACCTTAAATATTCTACTAGCAATAAAAAACCGCTTTAAGGGCGGTTCATCTAAAATTCACAGGTACTTAATGAAGATTTTTTTTCTGTCTTTGCATCTTTCTGGGCTCACAAATTTTTCCAATAAAGTTAGTTAACCACAAAATACTTTCTTCACGATCTTCAAAATGAGGTATAAGGCTTAAATCTACTTTTATTTTGCGATCAGCTAAAGGCAAACTTAAACAATGTTCAAAGTCTATTGAGCTGTACTTCAATTTGAGTCTTTTTTCTGCAGCTTGATTCTTTATCTCAGCCATAATGCGATTTAGATTAACAATCAAATTATTTGAAATTTTATTATTTTCATATACCCGTTCGTAAACTGTCTCAGCTACATCAATGTAATTTATTAGCTCTACATTCTCATTCATAGCATTTGTACTCCGTTTTTTTAATTATTCTCCTAAAATCATGTTTATTTGAGTTACCTAATGCATCATCTAAGTAAATATTGTTTAAATTCGATTAATTTAATTTTAAATAAATTATTGAATTAATAATATAATTATTGGATTTTATAATATTTTTATACATCTTTATCCTTAGCAAATTCAATTAAAATTTAATAAAAAGCCCCGCCAATAATCGATATTTAGCGGGGCCATTTGCGCCGTAATACGTCCGGCAAACGATAAAACTAGTTTTTAGGTGATCTAATGATATTTAGAACTTTCTCAGACATATCATGTAAGTCAGATCCAATTGGCAGCCAAAAATGATAGTTAATGTTGTCGCGGTTAAAAACTTGCTTGTAGTACTCAGTTTTAAAAGATGGGTCGATATCAGAAGCTTTTAGTAATCTGCCTTCTTTCTCTATCTTTTGCCCATCTAGTTCACCACCAACACAGATATTCATTTTAAGTACCAAATTCTAATTAGACTGGACTATAGCATAAATATAAACATGCTTAAGTGGGCATTCTTAAACGCTTAACATTTAGACAAGCATTCAATTTAGATGATTTATAATGTAACGACCATGTATTTAGGATGAAGACAGCTAATGTGTGGTGTAAATCTAACCATTAAATCAAAGGAACATTACTTAATGCAAAGAAAAGGGGCGCTTTTAACGATTGTACTGGTGGCGCTTGGTGCCCACCACCAGTACAACACAATATCAACTCTACAATTAATTAATATGGAGGTGACACAAACAAATAACTATCATTTCTAATAGAATTTCAGGTGGCGATGTTTGGCGACGAGCCACCTGATTTAATTTTAAATCATAATTGAAATCTAGCAAGTATAAAAACAAAAAGCCCATCAAAGGATGAGCTTTAGATCAGTGAATTACTTATACTTCGTCCACTATATCAAAAATATGCCATAAAGCGTCTAGACAGTCAACAAGTCTAAATTATGCTTTTCTACTAATTGAGAAGCTTTTAAACGTTCAACGATTTTAATCATTAGATCATTGGCAGTTATAACGTCGATTCCTTCAAATGCTTTTAGTGTTAATTGCAATTTATTATTAATTACATTTGTAATTATTGATATTTTACCAAAATAATCAGGGTAGTATTTCAAAGTTTCATTAACTTTCTCCCGACTAACGCCTTCATATAGTTTTACAGTGTATGTTTTCATTTGAACCTCCATTTTGTCTTAATCTTTTATCATGACCTAATAAATAAAATCTAGCGCAACTCACCATAATTGCGACCTGAGCTTTAGATTGGTTTGTTTCTTGAGCAACCTTCAACAATCCTTTATTTTCAACCTTATTTTTAATTAAACAAATTAATGCAAACTTAGTTGTAAAATCTGTTTTATCAGAATTTAATAGACTTCGTAAAAGTGCTTGAATCTGTTCCGCCTCAAAATCATTAATCTCACAACGGATATAATTTTTACCTTTTTGAACTTCTTTGCCTGCTTCGCGCATTAACCAGTAAATTTGATTGATGTGAAGACCATCGGGTAAATCTCCCCCTTTCATACGCACCGTTTCGCACCATGCACCAAACTGCTCTAACCAACCATCAATAGTGTATTTAGACCAATCCATTTGTTGTGTTTTTAAAACTGCACTCATCTTTTACTCACTATTTTCTCTATCTGCTGAATCGCCAAACCTGACTTAACTTGCTCAGTACTGAACCGTAAAACCTTGTAACCCATCGCTGCTGCTTCGTTGTATTTCTCCATATCCCCTATATAGCCCTTACCTCTTGTATGACGACCTCCACTCCAGATCCCGCCTTCCACCTCAATCAAAATCTTTGTACCCGTAATTAAAAAATCTGCTCTCCATTTACGTTCAGGATGGAACTTATATTCCTGTTCAAAACCAATCTTGCATGCTCTTAAATGCGTTGCCAGAACCATTTCACCCACACTTGGTTGTCTGGCAACTTGCTTTGCTGAACACCGCTTTTTATTTTTCTTTATCGGAAATAACTTGCGGTATTCAGCAATGCTGACTGATGACATCAAGCACCACCTTTCAGCAAATGTTCCAACTGATTAGCAAAATGGCTATACATCTGAGACTTTTCAAAATCTCTAATACGACTTAATTCGTGTGCCTCAACTCTGTAACTTTGAGCCATTTCACTTATTGTTTTTTTTAACTCCTCCACTTTCGCTTGCTTTGACTGCTGACCAGCTTCATAGGCAATTCGGCAGCAATTAGCATGAATCAAAGCTAAATTGCCTTGCTTTCCCATCCATTCGTTAAATGTCATTGGCTTATCCATGCTTCACCTCATACGATTCAAAGAAAAACTTTACCGGCTCAGACTTAATTTCAATCAGTCCAAATCGAAGTAAATGACGAGCATGTGTGCTATCGCGTAGTAACTGCACATCACGGTAATGTGTAAGCATTTTTCGCCACCCTTCCAGCGGCATAGACGATTTGTTTGTATTGCAAGGAACACATGCAGGGTTCATGTTTTCTAAAGTGTCGTTTTGCGGTCTAGTCATTTCACCCGTAATTAACTTTCCACCACCAACATGAATTAAATCTCGCTTCACTGCTTCGATATGGTCTGCATGCCACTTATCGCCAAGCAAATCACCACAGTAAGCGCAATGTCCACCAAACTTTTGTTTTAGCTCAGCACGTTGCTGTTTAGTTAACTTCATCGGCTATGCTCCACTTTCATACCGTCAAACTCTTGATCAATTACGGCCATACCGCGCACTACAGCTGCTTGTGAAGGAAGCTTCTTAAAATCAATAGTGTTTACTTCATGGCAGTGTTTGCACATAAACTTATTTTTCTTTTCAAGCTTTGCCTGTATTTCACGGACCTCTGCCAGCATTCTGTTATTACGTTGGGTGACTTGATTCAATTGGTCTAAATATTTGGCAATCCATAAAACTGGATTAAGTTTTGTTTTGCAGTCCATACAAAGGATCTCATTATCTTCCTTTGATATTTGAATACGCCCGTGATCACACTCCACAATCTCATTTCTACGTGTGAACTTGATAACTTGATTTTGTTCATCAACATGAATCACATGCTTATCTTGGAAATGGCTCATACATTCACCCCATCAATCAATCGCTGAATATTTCTAGGAATTGGCATACCTTCACGGCGACACATCTCAACGTATTCGTGCGGATTATCGAAAGGATCTGGACCTAATTCTTTTGCAAGTTCAGGCTCTTTTTCCTTAGCCTTAAGCTTTTGTACTGGTGCAGGTTTACGACCATTGATTTTTAAGCGTTCCATCAATGATTGGAGATGCTTTTGCGCTTCGTCATTTGAAACAGGCTTATGCACCTTTTGCTCATTTTTCTGAGCTAATAAAATTGGTTCTTGGTACCAAGCTTGGGTTTTACCCTTCAATTGTGCTTCAGCCTTGTATTCATCATAGATTTTGATAAATTCCATTTTGGCTTTGTACATTTCACCATCTTGGATTAGTGAATAAACTTGGTCTAAAACAAATTTGGTCAAGGTTGTAATTTCTTGGTTCTGCTCTCTTCCGTCTGGCAAAGTCACTTTTTTGTGTTGAGAGATCTGAGTGTATTCACAAGCCTTAACCCAAGCCTTCTCAGCGCTCCACCAATCGTCCCCCATGCACATAGCACGGAATTCAGCGAAGTTAGGCATGTAGGTATTTGTACTAGCGTAAAATAGCGCTAAGCCTCTTTGAAGTTGATTAGGTGTAACCCCAACCAATGCTTTAGCAAGCTGCTGTTCAACGATTTGCATTGGAACGGCATTTTTCCCTTCAACTGGGAAATTCTTATTGAACTGAACAGCGTATTTAGTTCTGTAAGCCGCAATTAGTTCTTTTAAAAAACTTTCAAATGGTGCTAATTCATTCATGATTAATAGCCTCCAAAATCTTGTGACACTGGAGTAACGTCAATCACGTTTGAACGGTTGCTTTCAGCGTACATTTGAGTGAAATAACCCGGTTCTTCAGGAACGTTATGTGATTGTGGGTTTTCCTGAATTTGATTTTGGCGAGGTTCAAATACACCCTGATAATTTCCGATAATTGAGTTTTCCAGTGATTGGTTAGCGAAAGGTCCAAACGAGATAAGTTTTTTAAGGATTAGCTTTACTGCGTTTTCAGAAAGTGGTTTTTTGATGCTGATACGCATATCAACAAAATTGTTCCACAGCTCTGGATCTACACATGCAGGTAGTTCAACTGAACGTGGATTAAATTCATTTGGTTTTTCTGTTTTAGGTTTTTCAGAAACAGACTCTCTTTTTTTATTTATTTTTTTATTACTTTGAGAGTTGTTTTTGATAGTGATACTTTGTGTGTTAAAAATTTTTACTAGTAGCGGTAAAAAATTTTTACTAGTGTAGTTAAAATTTTTAACTAGAAGTGGTAAAGAATTTTTACTAGTTTGGCCATAAATTTCAGGTAGTAAAAAATTTTTACTAGGGAATTTAAGCACTAAACCAACGCTAGTATCGTTACCTAATTTGAATGTATTTCCATGAATTGTGCTTGGTTGTTCCACGACTAAACCAACTTTAATTAATTCATTAAGGCATTTAACAACTGTCGGTCTACTCTTCCCTGTAATCTCTTCAAATTGAGTTAAAGAGATGGAATCCATCTCCTTATTCCAGCCACGAGTTTTACGGCAAATAACTAAATAAATTTTGCATGCAGCATCAGAGATTTTATTTAAAACCTCGTCAACAAATGCATTAGGCACTTGAAAGGAATTAGGCACAAAATTACTCATGTACACCGACCTTAGGCTTTACATACCCACCAAATTTTTGAACCAAGTCAGCATTAGCCAAACTATTAACGATCTGCCCTGCTAACCACTGATTAATGCGAAAACGCTGTGCCATAGTTTGTGAAAATTCTTCACGCGTTATTGCAGCATTATTTTCGTCATAACCTTTGGCTCTTAGATTTTTACGGTTACGATCATGTAGCTCATTGAGAATCACTAACGCTGGATCAAAGAAGGACTGAATTTCCTGAGTCTGTTTGTACTCAGGTTTATACTTAAATTGACTATTCATGACACCTCCGCTAATGCTTGCTCAGCTTTTGTTAGGCGGCGTTTAGCGTTGAGCTCTGCTACTGTTGCTGTGCGGATTTCTTTTGAAGAAACTAGAATCAAATGTTTCTCTGATTTGATGGTCCATAAACTAGTCAAAGTTTTGTTTTTAACTTCAAACAAATCATTTGATTTGAAAGTACGGCACTCTTTAGTAAGCACTACAACGTCACCTATTAAAAAATCAGGTGAGTTGAGTTCGATTGGTTGTTCTGATAAATTGTTTATGTTCATTTGATCCACCTCAATTGAATGCCTAACCACTCCTGTTACAGCAGGTAGTGGTTTTTTAATATCCAAGCTTTTCTTTTTGACCACTGATTTCGTCATGAAATAAGTCATCCACCGTTTCTATACGGTTCATCCAGCTTTTAGACATAACTAAAAGTGCAGCAACACGTTCTTTATCAATGCTCTGATAATCTTTAGGAACGACTTTTAAACCAAGTAAACTCAATAGCTCGCAAAACATTTCAATTTCATTCAAGCCATTGTTTTTCTTATCCGTTTTAAGCCGAGTAATAGTGCTTGGATCAACTTTTAATTGTTCAGCAATCTCTTTTTGATTGCTTATATCAAGACCATGCAATATGCGGGATACGCCATTTCTGGCGCTTGCAGATATATCAACTGATAATTTGCTCATGGTTAGGTCCTAAGCATTTGAAGTAGTTCGTTTGATTGGTTCTTTGCCATTTGCCAAATCTCTGATTTGGTATTCGCGAGCTAAAGGAATCTTTTCATTTGGCCACTGGTAAACAGCAGGTGGCTCAATTCCTAATAACTTTGCTAAGCCAACACCATTGACACCAAGCAACTCATAAGCTTCCTGTTTGGTCATTTGTGCAACCTCAAAAATAAGATTTCTTATTATTAAAACAAAGATAACTTATTTTTGCAAGATGTAAGATAACTTATATGAAGAATCTAGAAACTATGGGTCAGCGTATTCGCGCCTTACGAAGAGAAAAGAAATTAACCCAAGGCGAGTTGGCAAAAATCGCCGGAGTTAGTGCGCCCAATGTCACTGGTTGGGAGAAAGATGCTTATGCTCCTAAAGCAGACCCATTAAGCAAAATGGCCGCTTATTTCGGAGTGTCGACTTCATATATAACTAATGGAGATGAAAGCGGCCCTAAGTTGGATAGCACTGTTACACAATTGAAAGTTCTGGATATCGAAGCTTTTAAGAAAAAATACAATATTCCCGATAGCGAAGATGCTGTTAAATTTCTTGAAACACCTGTTAAATCATTCCCCACCCAAAAAAGATATGTTCCTGTTAAGGCTTACTCCAAGATGGGCATGGATGGCTATTTCACAGATATGGGTTATGAAGGCAATGCTGGAGATGGGTATGTTCCAACTCACTCAGCAGGACCAAGAGCCTATGGCATTAAAGGCACTGGCGACTCAATGTTTCCAGCAATTCGTAATGGCTGGTATGTTGTATGCGACCCTGATGCAGATCTTGTGCCAAATGAGTTTGTTCAGGTGTGCTTGAAGGATGGAAGATGCACAATTAAAGAATTTGTCGGCATCAATGGTGGGGTTTTAAGTTTGCTTTCTGTGAATGGTGGTGAGCGATTTTTCTTTGAAATGGACGAGGTTGAAAGTATTACCGCTATTACAGATATCGTGCCGCCAAGTCAGCATAGACAAGAACATCCTTATTCGCATTAATCACAGGAAGACTTATGGACAATTCAAAACGACCAATCAACCAGATTATTGCTCGCATCAATGATGCTGCGAAACATGGTGAAGCTTTGGTGTTGACTGCTGAAGAAGTAAAGATTCTTTCTAAAGATATTGGCGACAAAGTCTTTATTCCTGTGCTTACTAATGAGCAGGTCGTGCAGTTGGTAAAAGAAGGAAAGCTAGGTCAGAAAATTAATAACACAAAAGATTAATAAACTGTGAACCCGACACAGTCTTAACAACAGATCGGGTGGAGAAGAACATGGGTTTTAATTTTTTAGACTTAAATGACAATGTACGAAATGCAATGCTTGAAGAGGTGAATTTAGACATCTCCAGCAACACCCTGTATTACAGTAAAAGATTTAATCAACATGGGATTGATAGTTATCCAAATATTTTAATTGAGAGCATTAAGGGGGGTAATGAACAAACTCTTGCTAATGCAATTCGTAAAGACCATATGTTTAATGCCTCTTCAGTAGATAAAAATGGTAGAGCATCTAAAACACCAAGTAATGCACATGAAACACTTGCAGAAGGTGAATTTAATCGTTTTTATATTCGTGCATTAGCACGTATTGCTATTAACGAAAATAAAGAATTAGAAGTATATCGCGCAAAAGAAGTGTCTAATGCGCGAAGTGAATCAATCCAAAAAATTGGAATTACAGTTAATCCAAACGACCTACTAGCCGATCTAAGAAAAAACATTGGAATTGATACTTTTCTAGGGCTTCCTGGCGGGGTTAATTCAGGATTAAGTGTTAAATTAGTTTAATACCAAGTAAATACTAAAGATCCATTTTCTTGCAGCTCATAGCCAGCTGAATTCATATGACCTTCTATCTCGGCCATATAGATATCATCTTTTGTGTTACTGGCTTCATCTAAGATATTAGTTAAATAAATTCCATGTTTATGCGATAAATCGGTTAGTTCTTCTAAAAATTTCAATTGATTTTTATCCATAACAAACTCCACCCAACCCACCTCCACGGTGGGTTTTCTTTTGTCTATTAAAGCATAAAAGTAAGCTTTCTTAAATTAAAATAAGATTTCTTATTGACAATAAAACTAAGTTTTCTTATATTTATCTCGTAGACAACAAAAAAGCACACCGCCCCTCCCCAGGTCCGATGTGCTTTTGCAAAACTGCGAGATCAATTATGAACGTAAAAGCTCCTCCTTTCAACTCATTTGCATTTGTCAGCATGGCTGCTCTTGCAATCTCTGGTGGTTCTTTAGTTGCTTGCCAATTGCAACCAGCTTTCCAAACAAAAGAAGCTCCTTCTCTATTTACCCCTAAGACTCAACCAAGTACTTACGGTGTTTTAACCGCAAAAATCACAGGTAAACATTCTGGCGTTGCCGTCATCAAATTAGATAGCTTCCGTTTAAATGTGAGCTTTGATTTTGAAGCCCATCCTGACAGCTACGGCGTTCCGGGTTCTGAATTCACCGCTGTTGATATTACCCAACTCACTGTAAATGAAATCACTGATATTAACGGTAAGTCATATAACGATTTCACCGAATTTGAAGACATCCGAAACATTAATGGCCTTCTAAAAGGCTTCATCGAACGTAACAAGTTGGTGGAGGCTTAAAGATGACTAATTTTAAAAAGTACCCTGACGGCTACATGTCATTTTTAGGCCGTGATGATAAGGGCCTCTACTCTGTCCGCATCGGCTGGCAAGTGTACGCATCTAATGCTAATGGCTCAGTTCTTTACAAAGTTAAAGACGGAGTTAATACACCTTTAAATGTGGCCAAGTTCCAAACTGACTATCCAAAAGTTTGGAATGAACTCACGCAAGAAATCGATTTTCAACGCAGAAAGCAGCTCGCTATAAAACTGCGTGAAACAAATATCCCTACTTATGACCGCAAAGCTTATAAACAAAAACGCGGCTTCACCGGCTATAGATGAGGATAAGAAAAATGACAACTGAAAACTCAAAAGACAACTTACATATCTGGAATGCAGTTAAGCAAACGCCTACCAATTTTCTTAAAAAAATTGAGTTTGGTTATTTAAAAGGTAAATCAGATATTAACCCTCAATGGCGATTAATGGCTATGACTCAGGCCTTTGGACCTGTTGGTCATGGCTGGACTTATAGACATGTGCGTTTGTGGTCCGAAACTGCGCCAGATGGAACCATTATGGCTTTTGCTGAAGTAGCAGTAAAAACCAAGATTGATGGTGTTTGGGGTGAGGAATTTTTCGGCAACGGCGGTTCAGCAATTGTTGAAGTTCAAAAAGGCAAATTAGTAGCGATTGATGAAGGTTATAAAAAGGCCGTTACTGATGCTCTTGGTGTAGCGTTTAAAGCTATTGGTGTGGCAGCTGATGTTTACCTCGGTAATTTTGATGGAAGTAAATATCTATACAACTATGACTATGCCTATTTAGAGCAAAATGCCTCTATCCCAGCAGGTCAAAATACAAATCAGAATAACCAGATAACCGCTCAGGGTGGTAACCAGAAGCCGCCCCGTACTCAGGACCAACTATATCAAGATGCTTTGAAAGCAATTAAAGATGCTCCAGACACTAACATCTTAAATGCTGCAATTAAGAAGTTTAAAGGCACTACTTATGAGGCGGGTATCAATAGAGCTTGCCAAGCACGTGCTGATCAGATGGGTTGGGCCCCTAAAAACAATCCTCAGCAAGTTCAGCAACAACAGTCGTTACATCACTAAAAGGAGAGCTTTTCATGTCTAATTTACTAACTGCAGCTGAAGCATTTGCAGCTCTTCAAAAAGGTAAAACTGTACTGTGTCGTTACGCTGGGGATGGAACACTTAAAACTGATAAGTCATTCAGCACCTTAGATCAAATGCCCGCAACTGTATTTGGTCTACCCCATTACGAGTTCTGCATAAAGGTTGAAACAACAGTATTAGCCGAAATTACATTTACCAAGCCAGTTGAGCCGCATGAATTAGAAGATGGTCAAGTAATCTATATTGTTATGCCTTCACACATCTTGCGCACAATTTATAGTTCTGATAACAGCGAAATTTGTCTAAGTGTTGCTAATGGTTTTGCTCAACTTGATGAAGAAAATGCAAAACTACAACTTCAAGCTATTGGTAAAACCTTTGGCAATATGATCACCGATATAGAAGTTAAAATCGGCAGCAATAATAAACCAAGACAGCAACGCGGTAAGAAAACTCAACCGGCAAAAGATAAATCAACTAGCGAAATTATAGAGCAAACCAATGTAACTACTTCTGAAGACACATTGGTGCAATCCGAAGATATTCCAGAAAATATGGGATCTGCTTTAGATAGTGCGATTGTTAATACAGAACAACCTTATGTTTCTTCATCTGAAGATTTTTTAACTCAACCTACACCTGAGCAAGAAAAAAACAATGAGTATCAGCAAACCTTAGATACCCTTCTGCAACGAGTAAAAGAGTCTAAAACACCAGCTGAGGTAAATGCAGTTTATCGATATACACGCACTTGGTCTGACAAACAAATGGAACCTCTCCTCCTTGCCACTCACAAACGTCTTGAAGAGCTCGAAAAATCTAAGGCACCTACAAATGAACCACCTTCACTAATGGTCCAGATCCAAAACGCGCCCGACCTCACCACATTGGATGCTTTGGAAATAGATGTGGCCGCACGAGATCCACAGATTCAATCACGACTCATGGATTTTGTTAAGAAACGCCGCTTTGAGTTAGAAAATGCGGCATCAAACGAACCTGATTATTTACTGGAGGAACCTTTCTAATGTCGAAACAAACTACTCCAGAATTTCTTTTCGAGCCAAAGCTGCTACCAATGCAGCTTTTCGAAAAGTTCATTGTGTTCAACGTAAATGCGGGATATCGCGGTAAAGGTACACCACACGGCGTGAACCTTATTAAAGGTAATAAGCCTACCCTTTCCTTAACCGATAAAGGTGTGATGAACAAAGCGGCTCAAGAGCGATACAAACTAATGCTTTTGAAGTATTTCAAAGTAGGTCGCTCTGCAATGGATGAGCTTGATCATGAAGTTAAGCGTATATATCAGATGGTGGCAGCATGAGTGAATTAACTGCTAAAGCAGCAGATGAAATCATCAAAATTTGCAATGAATTGATTGTAGACAACATTGAAGGTGAAAAAGCTGTAGCTGAATGGCGTTGCCAAAGAATAGAAAAACTTGAATCTTGGGCTAAAGCAATCAGAGATGCTAATCGTAAAGCGGAAAGTAAGGAGAAATAGATGTCACGTTTAACTAAATTGGATCGTATGACACATGCAGAAAAAGAGGCTGCTAAAAAAGAATTTTGGGAAGCTGCTGATAATCAAACCTTCCCACCTGAAACGGTTGCAATTGTTATGCATGTGTCTTTGCCTTGGTTGCAGAAGAAAAGATGTGAAGGTGGCGGGATTCCATTCTCTAAACCTCATAAACGTCAAGTAAATTATATGAAGTCTGATGTTTTGGCCTATATTGAACAAAACAAAATGGCACATACTGCATAAGCGGCTAAGTGCCGCTTTTTTAATCAATTAAAATAGACCTTTAATAGACTTAAACCAGAAAAATAGACCATATTTACCGAAATAGACCATTAATAGACTATTTTTGTATTGCTAAAGATTGTGTAATATTGCATTGTATTGTTTTAATATAAATTATTAAAAATATTGATTTTTTAATATCGTAAGGTATTGCTTAATATTGCACTGTATTGCTAGAATTGAGAAAGACCCGCTGAACTTTAGGGTTCAAGGGTAACGACATGCAGCGGCATCTTCGGAGCATTTATTTTTAAATAAATACCTATAAATTCGAATTTTATTTTCAAATTAAAATACCTAGACAGACCTGTCAGTCTATTTTTTTATTCTCTTAACTAATTAGTTGTTCTTAAAAATTAAATACTCATTATTTTTTTAATTATTATTCATTTCTACGTAAACATTCCTCATACCATCCTGCTTGGAAATCTTCAATTGCTTGGCGTTTAAAGAAACTTGTCTTAAATACTTTGGCAGCATAAGCTGAGCTAATTAAGTCTTGATAAAGCTGCTTGGCTTTTTCATCTGCTAGCCCATCGGCAATTTGTTGTAAATCTTGTGCTGGTACTTTTTGCTGTCGTGCTTCCATCACGTTATAAGCGACCTTTTTTACGATATTACAAATATCCGGATCAGCTGTACTTTCATTAGCATAGCAACCGGTGGCAATAAAACTTAATAATAATATTTTAAATTTCATATCCCTATCCTATTATTTATCTTCCATTCTTAAAAAAGTAATAGATGAGAAGACCTATTCCTTTCAAAATGTTCATGCAGGATTAATTACATAAAAATAAATGATCATGACCACAAGCAAGATGGAAGCAAGTGTTAAATAGGTGCCGACTGTATTAAAACTCTGTAAAAATTTTAAGATCTGCATTTCAAATCCAGAGAAAAGTTGAAGTAATTAACAGAAGAAATTTAGCACAACTAAATAATGCCAATCAATTCACACTTTTAAATTTTTATTGTGATTTAATTCAAATATTATTCATTGCATTTTATCTCCAAAGTCCCTTTATAGTAGTCAGTTGCACTTTTCAAATCTGACAATAATTTTTCTTCAGTATACGGTTTTGGTGAAACTTTTATTAATGCAGGCATGTATTGTTTTTTATACACCTCAGGATAGTCATGACATAAAATTTTAACTTTAACTTCTTGAGGGGTATTTGAATTATCTAACTGATCTAAAAATTCACCAATTTTTCGGTCCGACTCTTCAAATTGAGCTTTATAATCAATTTGAGGTGCCTCAGATTCTGCCTGTTTCGTACATCCGCTGAGCAATGCCACACATAACATCATTGTTAAATTTTTTAACTTCATAGGTTTCACATTTTCATATTCATCCTTAAATATACTTATCCTGATTAAATGTAAATAAATACTGTAAATACGTAAAAAAGAAAAAATTATATGTAGATAGCTTCTCCTAACAACAAAACTATTTTTACTTGGTCTAATACATTAGAAGACTGCTTTTTAATAATTTTTAAATTTCGGTGAAACCATAGAAAAGTAGGTATAATTTTGCTCGACTGTCCGCAAATCTTTGTTAGATTTCTCCATGAATGAATTAAGTTTTATTAGAAAAAATTTAAGATCTAGAAGACGAGCTTTAACCCAATTTGAGCAAAAACAGGCTCAGCTTAATGTTTTACATTACCTAAATCACCTTCCTATTTTTCATTCATCAAAAAAAATCGGTTTATATCTGCATGCTTTTGGTGAAATCCATACCGATCTTCTTATCAAATTATGTTTTAAAAAGAACAAACAAGTTTATTTACCCATGATTTGTTCGATGAACCAACGTTTAGTATGGGTAAAAATAAATAAAAACCAATATTTAAGTCGTCGTTTTTCTCATCACCCATTGGGAATGAAAGAACCTATGGCGACTCGCGGAAAACATGTATCACAGCTTGATTTGCTACTTATGCCACTTTTAGCTTGCGATCACTATGGGACACGTATTGGTATGGGTGGTGGTTATTATGATCGTACATTAGCAAGTGCTAAGCATAAACCTTACCGTTTAGGATTGGCACATCAATTTCAATTTATTGAACACACTTTAGAACGTCAAAGTTGGGATCAACCATTAGATGGTTTACTGACTCCACAGCACTTTTATTATTTTAAAAGATGATTTTTATATAAAATTTATAAAATCTCCAATATATCCTTTTACTTTTTTAGCTCCTTAAAAACGAAAAAGTAACCACCCTAAGGATGGTTACTTTGCCGTGACAGACCGTTTTACCAACTTATATTAACACGTCTATTTGGCGCTAAACATTGAATAAGTTGTGAACTATTGTTATCACTACACTGCTTGTATATGTCGGTCTGGCTATTCGCCTGTATTTGTATACGGCTTGCATCAACACCTTGTTGTACCAGTAACTTGGCAACCGTATTCGCTCGTTTAGATGATAACTCTTGGTTATAACTAAACTTACCCAATGGGTCTGTGAATCCAGAAACAATAATTGGAGTTATTGTTGGACTTTTCTTAATTTGCTCAGCAATTTTCACAACGCTATTAGTACCTTCTTCAATCGCACTTGCATCAAATCGGTCAAAAGCAAATAGGACACTCGCTATACGATCTGCAATCACAGTGCTATGTGCTGGTGCCTGATTATTTTCTCCCAAAACAACTAAACCTTCACACGCTTCACCCTTCCAAGATAAACGTTCTGCTAAATAGTGCTTATCAAAATCAATACGCAACTGGCAACGCTGGTACTGGTGTGTGTTGGGAACACGGATATCTAGCACATAGTTCCAAACTTTTACTGCAAAAAGCCCTTCACTAAATTGTGGATTGCCTAGTAAAGCTCGAATTTGATCTTTATTTAGTCCTGTATCTAAACGAGCAATATCTTGGTATTCATAACGTTTTACTTGTTTCAAATAACTCTTTTCAATCGCTGGAAAATGAATTTCCTGTGGCTGAGCCTGTTCATTTGCATAAGTTGTGACTGCGAAACCAGCAAAAGCTGCTACGACTAAGCTTTGGATTGTTTTGTTCATCTCTATAATCTCTTTAATCTGTCGAGCAAGGAGAGCATTGCCCTCCCAACCAGTTTCTTAATTAATCACACCACTAATACCAACGCGGACGCTTGGCTCACCTTGAGAAGCAGCTGCCACACCACCTGTAATTGACCAGCGGCCATTGTCAGAGGTTTTGCGTAAGGTCACACCGACTGCGTTCTCACCACCATGATATGCAGCACCAACAGCATAGGTATATTTACCTGCTACAAACGGCGCATTTTCTAAGGCCATGGCAGCGGCAATACCTGCATTAGCTTTTTTCTCAACGTCATCAATACGTTTATTGGTGTCATAGAACACTTGTTGTAACTGATCACCCAGATTGGTAATTTTGTTACCCAATTCTTGGTTCGACTGGTTTAAGGTCCCAATCGCATCATTAATATTGTTCTTACCTGTACCACCAATATTGTTGGTTGTAATTGAGCCATCTTTAGGATCAATCGTAGTATTTCCACCAATACTGTTTTTGATGCTTTCTGAAATTTTATGGATTTGGCCACCATTTACAGCTTGGTTCGAACCAGCTTTAATCTCACCATCTTTAACACCTTGAACAACACGATCACCCTCTTTACCAGCCATATTAATGCTAGTACCACCAGTATCTTTACCGACCGTGATTTCACCATTTGGTTTTTGCTGTTGAACTAACCCAGCTTTACCATTAGAAATGTTATCGATGTTATTCTGAATATTCTTAATATCATTCGAGTTCTTATCGACTTGATTTTGAACATTCCATAATTGACCACCATTCACGGCATCTTTAGAGCCTTCAGCAACTTTACCATCCGCTACATTTTTCAGATTGGTACCTTTTTCTCCACCACCTAAAGTGACTGAGTTCTTGTCGACATTGCCATTTTTATCTTTGTCATACTGCACAGCATGATCAGAAAGCTTGCCAATATCTTTACCAATTTGATCTTTAACTTCGTTAATTTGCTTGTCTAATTGGCCTTTGTTCACCGCATCTTTTGCATTAATACCGTCTGCAACATTGGTAATTTGTTTACCACCTGCATTAATACCATTCACTGTGATGCTTGGCCCACCCTTGATGATTAGACCTTGTTGATTTAAGACATGGCCCCCGACATTCACGCTATCGAACTTCACATCTTTTAACATCTCAATTTTGACACCATCTTCTGTGGTACGGGTAATGATGTTCTCGCCACTAGTTTTATCTTCAGCAGTTTTTGCGTCCGCACCACCTACAATATTGATAGTGTCACCAAGCTTACGGTGAACTGCTTTGCCTTGGGTTGTTTTCTGGTCATTCGCACCAAAATTTAGCCCTTTTTGAGTCAAGTCATTTACACCATTAGTGACTTTTTCATCTACAGACTTAATTGCGTCATTGATGTTGTTTTTACCTGTTCCGCCAATGTTATTGGTCATCAGACTACCATCCGGGTTTACAACGGTATTTCCACCAATACTGTTTTTGATGCTATTAGAGATATGGTGAACCTGAGCGCCATTTACAGCATCTTTAGAATTTTGTGCAATTACACCATTAGCCACATCAGTAATTTTCTTACCGCCGGCATTAATGCCATCTTTAGTGATGCTTGGGCCATCTTTAATGGTTAAGCCATTATTATTAAGTACGCTATCACCC